ACACCGAGCAAATTGAATTAGAAACCACAGCTCAAACAGCCCAAGCTGTCATTGGCGCACAGCAAGCAGAAATGCAGGCCATTTACGCGCATGACGTAGCAATTGGTCAGGGAGCGGCTCAATGGGTAATTAACCTTCGTGCGGCTACCCGCTCATTACTGACTGTGGGCTTTTTTCTACTGTTGGTGCTGATTGACCTTGGCATCTTTATCCACGGCTGGCGCACTGACGCACCATTCAATGACATGGCTAATATGCTTTGGGATGAAGATACGCGCATTATGTTTGCGGCGATCATCACTTTCCACTTTGGTGGTCGTGCTTTTGGTAAATCATGAAAGTATCTGACAAAGCCATACACATGATCAAACACCATGAGGGTGTTCGTCAGAATCCGTATCGATGCCCAGCAAAGTTGTGGACGGTGGGCGTTGGACATGTCATGTTTCCAGAGCAAGGTAGGTTAAAGATTGAAGATCGTGACGCATTTCAACCACCCGCTGATGCCATGCGCAAGTACAGCATGGAGGAAGTAGATGGAATTCTTAAATCAGATTTGGACAGATTTGAACGCGGAGTGGAGCGTTTCTGCCCTGTTGCGCTTACACAAGGTATGTTTGATGGTCTTGTGTCTTTTAGCTTTAATGTTGGCTTGGGAACACTACAGCGCAGTACGCTTCGTCAAAAGGTTATTAGAGGCGATAAAGAGGGCGCGGCAGAAGAACTCTTGAAATACTGTATGGCGGGGGGTAAAGTCCTCAAAGGATTGCAAAATCGACGTATCGATGAACGAGCTTTGTTTTTAAGTTAAATGCTTGCCGTTTAGACGGCATAATGGGACAATCAACCCTATTCTGGGAAGGTAAAAATGGCTACAACTCCATCATGGGTGATGACATACGACTCGCTGACGAGTTCGGTACTTCAGTATTTGGAGCGCTCCGATGTTGCTGTCGTTAACGCTATCCCAACATTCATTACCCTGTGCGAGTTTGAAATCGCTCAGAACATCAAAACTCTAGGTCAGATGGAGGTTGTTGACTCCACTATGCTGATTGGTAATCCAGTGATTGCAAAACCTGCTAGGTGGCGCAAAACCACTTCTATGACGTTGTCGGTGAGTGGTCAAAAACAACCTATGTTAGTTCGCAAGTTGGAGTACTTAAACGCCTATGCTCAGGACGTTACGGCAACTGGCGTACCCTTGTACTACGCAGACTATGACTATGAGCATTGGTTTGTGGCGCCTACACCTAATCAAGCATATGCTTTTGAGGCTTTGTGCTACACCAGATTACAACCTCTATCGTCCGCCAATCAAACTAATTGGTTGACCCAAAACGCGCCAAACGCTATGTTGTTTGGTACGCTCAAGCAGACAGCGCCGTTCCTCAAGAATGATGCTCGTTTAGCTATTTGGAAGTCAATGTTTGACGAAGCATTGGCGGCTCTCAAAACCGAGGACACTCTGCGCGTTGCAGATCGTTCTGCTGTTGCTGTGGATAATTGATCATGCCTACATACACCAATCCCTTTACTGGTCAAACGATTTCACCGTCTTCGGTCAGTTACGAATCACTATCCATTACGGCTAACACCCAATTGGAATGGCCTATCAACGGCACGACAGGAACACCTGCCAGTAGCATCATTGACGTTACTGCAACGTCTTCTGGCACTGGTACAGGGTGGTTGCTAGAGCTTCCACCAGCAACGCAAGTATCTACGGGTCAATCAGTCATTGTTCGAAACACTGGATCTAATCTATTCACAGTTACTGACTACAGTGGCAACACCATTGTTGCGGTTGGATCTGGTATTGCTGATTTCATCTTCTTGGTGGATAACTCGACGGTCAATGGTGTTTGGGCATCTGTCGTATTTGGTGCAGGTACATCGTCAGCTAATGCAGGAGCATTGGCGGGTTATGGCTTAACTCCAATTGGCTTGACTTTGAATCAAGCCTACAACATCACAAATTATTATTCCAGCACATCATTAACATCGGCTAATCGTGCTCAATTCAACGTTTGGTCAGGAGGTGTTGGTTCTTTCACAATGCCTTCTGCGACGGGTGTCGGAAACAATTGGTTCACTATTATTAGAAACAACGGAACAGGCATTCTGACGTTGACCAGAAGTGGTACAGATACCATTGACGGCAACACTACCATGCAGTTGCAACTGACAGAGTCTGTTGTCATTGTTTCAAATGGTTCGACGGGTTTTAACACTTACGCTTATGGGCGATCAAACTCATTTGCTTTCACTCAATTTACCGCAGTTGTAACTGGTGGAACACTGACTCTGACGTCTGCACAAGGTTCCTCAATCGTTCAACAGTACTCAGGAACACTAACTTCAAATCAAATTGTTGTTTTGCCTTCTACTGTTCAGTTGTATTCATTGCAAAACACAACTTCTGGCGCATACACGTTAACTTTTAAAACGGCGGGTGTTGGGTCAACTGTAACGGTTACGCAAGGTCAAACAGCGTTTGTAGTGTGTGATGGTACAAACGTTTTTAGCACAACAACTAACACATCAAGCTCGTTTACAACGGTGAGTTTGGCGCCCGGCTCCGTGGGTGCGCCGTCATTGAACTTTTTGGGCAACACCAACACTGGTTTGTACTTGCCAGCCTCTGGACAGTTTGCTGTTGCTGTTAACGGTGTTCAGCAAATGTTGTTGACATCAAGTGGCATGACAGTCCCTAGCGGTATTTCAGGTGGTACGTTCTGATGACAGCAAAGGTCATTCAGCTACAGGTGAAGCCGGGCATCCAACGGGATGGCACCCAGTTCGCCGCGCCAACTTACGTGGACGGTGAATGGGTTCGTTTTCAGAATGCGCTTCCACGTAAAATTGGTGGCTACAACGGTTCATTCTTAAACGCGACAGGAATCTCTCGTGGCATGACCATGACGTCTGTCAATGGCTTGAACTATGTGTTGTCTGGTTACAGCTTAGGTCTTGAGCAGTGGACAACCGACAATGATGACGGTATTGGTTTTGGCCCTACCTCATACACGATGTATGGCGGTGTAGTCACGGTTCAAATTGTCAATGCTGGTACTTCATACACCAATGGCACATACACTGCCGTTGCACTAACTGGTGGTACTGGTACAAGTGCTCAAGCAACCATCGTGGTGGCTGGCAACGTGATTTCGACGGTCACGATCACAGCCGCTGGCACAGGATATTCTGTAGGTGATTTGCTCAGTGCTTCTTCAGCATCGCTTGGCGGTACAGGTACTGGGTTTTCTATGCTGTTGACAGCAAACACCATCTTTACTGGTGGATCAAAGACGCTGTGGCAGTTTGATATTGGTTATGACTCGACTGGTGGAGCTACCAATAACTTGGTCGCACACCCCGGTCAAAACCTGACAGCGATTGACTCCACAGTCAACACAAAACCGTTGTACGGAGTGTTTCCCGGCACCTCGATGAGTCCAGTTGGCATATTTACTGCCACTGGCTATTTGAGCGGAAAAACAATTGCCATCAGTGGTACAAACTACTTGATCGGTATTGGTCAAACAATTTCAGGTACTGGCATCCCATCAGGAACAACGGTTACAGCCTCCTCAGTGAGCACCACCGCCGTCTTCTTAGGGTACATATCAGGCACGACTTTGACGGTCACTGCAGTCACTGCTGGCGTGTTGGTAGTGGGTCAGTCCATCACAGGCGCTTCTGGGGTCACTGTGACCGCAGGAACGACCATTACGGCGCTCGGAACTGGTACTGGTGGGGTAGGTACCTATACGGTCAACAATTCGCAGACAGTGGGCGGTACGACCAACCTATTGGGGTTCACTGGTGGTGGCAACACATTGGTGACTACGTCGGCGTCGATGACCACAGGAACTGTGACCGTAACGTTTGACAACAACATCAGTGTGTCTGGTGGTGTCGTGATGTTGCACCCATACTTGTTTGTCTATGGCAACAATGGTTTGATTCAGAACTGCGCGGCGGGAAATTTTAATGATTGGGTTTCTTCTGACGCTAACGCCAACAACTTGTCAACTGGTAAGATTGTCAAGGGACTGCCACTTCGTGGAGGCACGACCTCGCCTGCTGGATTATTTTGGTCATTGGACTCATTGATTCGTGTGACGTACAGCCCAAGTACGGTCAACGGTTTAAACTTCTATTGGAAGTACGACTTGATCAGCAGTCAGACATCTATCATGTCTTCGCAGTGTGTGATTGAGTATGACGGCATTTTCTATTGGATTGGTTCTGATCGTTTCTTGTCTTACAACGGTGTGGTGAAAGAGATCACCAACAACTTGAATCAGAACTACTTCTTTGATAATCTGAACTTTGCAGAGCGCCAAAAGGTGTGGTGCACAAAGGTGCCTCGTTGGGGTGAGATTTGGTGGTTCTATCCAAAGGGTGACGCGACTGAGTGCACAGATGCGATCATTTACAACGTGCGTGAGAATACGTGGTACGACGCGGGGCAAGCGCCCGGCGCACGGCGCTCCGCAGGCACCTTCTCAGAGGTGTTTCGCAAACCTATTTGGGGAGGCAATGAAGTTAACTCCACTGGAAAATACACCTTGTGGCAACATGAGACTGGTACAGACTCGGTGTACGCAACTAACGTAAACGCTATTCGCTCGTACTTTGAGACGAATAACTTGGGATGGGTCACGGGTGGGCCGGGCAACCCTCAGCTCTCAGGCGACAACAGATGGCTACGTGTGGAGCGCGTCGAGCCTGACTTTGTTCAATCTGGCGACATGAACTTGTACGTCACAGGACAAGGCTACGCAGATGACACCGTACAGACCTCAGATCCATATGTATTTAACAACAACACACTCAAGATTGACTTGCGTGAACAACGTCGTTTGTTGCGCTTAGGTTTTGAGTCAAACACATTTAACGGCAACTATTACATGGGTAAGATCTTGATCAGTGCCGATATGGGTGATGAACGTTCTACAGGTAACCCATGACGGTATACGACCCTCGCACAATGGAGTGGGACTTTTACTGTAGTCTCATGGCAGAGCTATTTTCTGGTAACGACATTGGTACTGTCCCAGAAGAGAATTGGCGCGATTGGGTGGATGGGATCAACGGTATTGGATACTTTGCACAATCAGGAGTTCCTGACCAACGCATGTTTGAGACATGGCAAGATTGGGCAGAAAACTTGGTTGGTATTATGAATTTGGCGGCATAAAAATGGCACTTTCTGAGGCAATGCAGTGGGCTAGAAATAGCGGCTTATCCGAAGATGATGTTTATGGAAACATCAATAATTGGATTGCCGCTAATCCAAACGCGACCCCAGAAGAAAGGCAATTGGCAATCAATTCTTCTGGTGTGTCAGAAGAAGACATAGCCGCCGCTCAAGCAAAGAACTCCATTACTGGTGGTTTGCCCACAACCAACACAGTTACTAGCACAGCAACCCCTCCGTTAACCTTGACAGCATCAGACGGTAAGACGTATGAGGGTGACAAGTTATTGAGTTTGGCAAGACAATTAGCCGCGACAACATCCGCCGCTGACCTTTCTGGAGGCGCATATGGAGTTCAAAAAGGCAACATTGGTTTTGACTACACCGAAGCAAACAAGTTGTTTGACAATTCAAATGCGACACAGCAAGTGTTCTTGGATGCGGCTCGTGGACTGCTAGATCAAGGTGTGACTGACTTGAGTCAGTTAACCACCAAAGACATCAAGAGTTCAGGAAACGTTTTTACTGGAGAAGACGGTAAAACTTACGTTACATACTCAAACCCAAACGATGCTGAAAACTCTATACAGCGCGAGCTTACGCCTGAGGAGTTGGCTAGGGTTAAGACTACAGACGTTGAAGCTCAAGGTGAGAGCAGTCCTGCGACGCAACAAAAGATCTTAGAGGACATTTTTGTTGGTCGTGCAATTGTTGGCCCAGACGGTAAGGTGTATTCACCTAATGATTCAATGTCGTTAGGGGACACGTACACGGGGCCGGGCGGGACTTCCTACAACCTCACATACGACGCACAAGGTAAGCCTAAGTTTACGACTAAAGGTTTTAGCACGAGTGATGCTGACGCGCTTGGCCCACTTGCAATGATGGCGTCGTTAGCATACCCTCCCGCCGCTCCGTATATTAAAGCGATTATGGCGGCATACAATCTTAGTCAAGGTAACACAACTGGTGCTATTTTGGGTGGTTTAGGTGCGGCTGGTGATTTTGGTGCCTTAGGCGCCGCAAACATCGATGCGCTTGCAAATGCAGGTGACTATGCTGGTGCTGTGAATTTGTATGAGAACAGTCCTCTTGTTCAGAATGCTGGCAACATCAATTTAGCAAAGACTCTTGTAAGTGGTTATGACGCATTCAAGAACAACAATGTTGCTGGCGCGATCAACGCAGGGATGTCTGGACTTAATCAAGCTGGTGTCACATTACCTTCTGGCGTCACGATGGCTATTCAGGGCGCAAATTTAATTTCAGCGGTGGAATCTAAGAACCTTCCAGCCGCGCTGAATGCGATTGGTGACTTTACTGGAAGTAAGGATCCGAAGCTTGCCGCATCTGCTCTCAATGCTTGGAACGTTATCAGTAATCCAAATGCAGATCCAGTGACGATGATGAACGCCGCTGTTGGGTTCTCCAACGTTATCAAGAACTACCAACCATCAACGACAACGTCTGGTTTGACTGGTACTAAGGTATCTGATGCTGGTGATGTTGAAGACGCTGATGTCAACTCTCTGATTGGTGACTTTAGTACAAAGTTTGCAGGCATCCAAGGCAACCCCACAACTCAAGTGGCTGGCCCCCTTGACCAAATGCCCGGCGAGATGGTCGTCACAGGCAAAAGAGAACCAACACCATCTTGGATGAGCCTTGATAAGGGCGAAAAAATTATTGGTAAAGATGAAGAAGTTGGCACTGGTGACAAAGCCACTTACATGGTTCAAATCGACAACCCTGACGATCCTGAGAAGCCATTCATCTATCAAACTTACTTTGACCCCAAGACTGGTCAACAGATGTATGCGCCGTATGGCTCAATGAAAACTGGTGGCGAAAACATTGGTGAAGATGTATTGGTTCAGTCTCGAAAATACACGCCTACAAAACCCATCCCTGATTGGACGCCGTCTGATGAAAAAAAAGGTCTTCCAAGCACCATCAAACCTACCGATGAAACTTTTAACAAAATTGGCATTGCTGGTGGTTTGCCAACGACTCCTGCTGATTTAGCTTCCTTAACGAAAACAGACGTTTCTGGTGCGAAAACAAATACTAAAGCAGAATCAACAACTGGCGGTCAAGGTGGTGAGGCATCTAAGTCAACAACCACTGGTGGACTTGGTGGTGGTGATACTGGAGTGACTGGCAAAGATGGTGCAAAAATCACTGGTGATACAGGCGTACTTGGTGTGGTTAATGGATTACCTAATGGGCCATCAAAAAACGGCAACTTAGCTGGTCTTACTGGTGACGGAAAAAACACGACCGCAACTACACCAAGTGATGGTGACAAAACCTCTACATCAACCACAGCAGGCGATAAAAACTCCACGGCAACAACTGGTGATCAAAACTCCACAATAATTAACAACAATGATGGCACCAACACAACCATTGTTGTCCAAGATGATGGAGAAGTTACAACACACACATGTGAAGACGGTTATCACTGGGATGAAGCCTCACAAGCTTGCGTTCTTAATGAAAAGATTGAAGACAAAACTGTTGTCACAACCCCAGTTGTCAACACCCCAATTGTCAATACGCCTTTGGTCAACACGCCAGTTACTAAAACGCCTATAAGCAAAACAGCAACTACTACTGGCGGTGGTGGTTTGTCAGCGTTAAAATTGGATTCATCTCCGCAATTCCTTGCAGGTGCACCTATGCAGAAAAAAGCTATGGAGTTGGCGAAGGTTCGTCAACTGTTTTCCTCACTTACACCTGAGCTAGCTATGCTTTTGGCTGAACGTGGTTTTGCTCCGCCACAAGACAGCGAGATTGCTCGTGATGAGCCTGTTGAAGATCAGAATACACCGATCTTTGGTAATCTAACTGATGAGATCTACAAGCCTAAATTCTTGGCTTCAGGCGGAAGTGTTTTTGATTCCATGATGCCCAAGTTTCCTGATACTCCCAAGTACATAGCCGCCGCGCCCATGAGTGGAACTGGTGGAATTGAAAACACTTACAAATTGGCTGGACTCAAACAACTCAAGGATGCCATCGCAAAAGCCCCTAGACCGATGGGAGGGCTTGCCAAAGGGGGTTTGCCTGAGAAGTACGCGAAAGCGGCTCCAAAGGGCCATAAACCCGAATTCATCACTGGTTTGACTGGCTACTATGCTCAGGGTGGCGGAACTGGTCAGTCTGACGACATCCCAGCCATGCTTCACGACGGCGATTATGTGATCGACGCGGATGCGGTGGCGGCTTTAGGTGACGGTTCAAGCAAAGCTGGCGCTGAGGCTTTATCTCAGTTTCAGAATAAAGTCCCACACAAAATGTCTGCGGGTGGTCAAGCCGTGCCAGCAAAAATTGCCGATGGTGAATACGTGTTCCCAGAAGCGTTTGTGACTGCTTTGGGCGGTGGTGACAATAAACATGGCGCAAAACTGCTTGATGCTATGCGTGAAGAGTTAAGAGAACACAAAAGATCTGCTCCTACGAGTAAAATCCCTCCAAAGGCTAAGAGTCCTCTGGACTACCTCAGAATGGCGAAAGGCTAATCATGGCAAATTTACTGCAAAGTTCACAAACACAGGCGACGCAGGCGCCGGGCTACTACACCAATTACCTAAGCAACCTTGCGCTTCAAGGGGCAAACGTAGCTGGAGTTGGTGCGGGTGCGGCTGGACTGCCAGAAGGCACTACGCCATTGGGTGCCGCCAAGTATGAAGATGCAAACACATTGCAAAAGAATGCGTTCAAGAATGTTGAAGCCAATGCAGGTAACTTTTCCGACACGTTAGAGAGCGCAGGTACAACTCTTGAAAACGCTGGTACTTCATCCAGCCCATTAGACGCCGCAACGTCTTACATGACTAGCGCACAGACAAACCCTGCGGTAGCGGCTTCTGGTTACATGAGTCCATACTTGGCTACTGTCATTGGTCAGATCGGTGATCTTGGTCAGCGTAACATCATGCAGAACTTGGCGCCTCAAGCGACTGCAGGTGCAGTTGGCTCAGGTCAGTTCGGATCAACTCGTGGTGAACAAGTTCGCAACCAAACAATTCAGAACGCCAATCGCGACATCTTGGCACAGCAGTATGGCGCCTTGGACAAGGGTTATCAGTCTGCCTTAGATACAGCGATCAAGCAAAACCAAATCAATGCACAGCTTGGTAGCACAGCAGGTAACTTAGCATCTCAAGGTCAACAGAACTTGACTAACCTTGGCGCACAACAAGGTCAGTTGGCATCGACCAATCAAGCGTTAGAACTTGGCAAAATTAACGCGATGGCAACGTTGGGTGAGCAAGAGAGAACCATCGCACAGAACAAGCAATTGTTCCCACTGCAGAACTTGTCTACGTTGTCTGGAATCTTGCGTGGCTACAACGTGCCTACAACGACAAAGACAACTGCAGAGATGTCGCCGTTGTCTGCGTTGGCTGGTGTAGCGACTGGTGCGGCAGGTTTGTTTTCTGGCACTGGTACAGCGGGAACAGGCCCAAGTCTGTATGACAACATTGTTAAACAATTTGGTACTAAAACGTCTGGCGATATGACTGAAAATTCTCCATTAGTTTTTGGAAACAATGGGACTTTAAATACGGCTGGTTCAGCCGCCGCAGACGAATCAAATCCATTTCCAATCATTTAAGGATTAAAAATGTCAGTAACACCAATTGGTATTGAAAAAACAAGTCCTCCTGCTTTTGACATTAAAAGTCCTTTGGATATTAGCAAATGGAATCCTGTTGGGGATGAAGTGCCAACAATTGCCACTGAAAAACAAAAAGCTCTTGATGCTCAAGAAAAGCTTGTGAAAGCTTTGGAAGATCGTTATGCAAATCCAAACTATTTCAGGGTTGCCGCAGGATTTTTGAAGCCCCAATTGGGTGGGTTCTTTGCGTCTTTGGGATCTGCTTCTGAAGCTCTTGGAGAAAACGTAGAAGCACAACGTGCCATTGCCCCTACGATTGAGCGTATGAGAGCCGAGGTTGCTCAAGGTCGGATTGGTTTGGAAACCAACAAAGAGCAATCTCGTCTAATTGATGAATACGATGCAAAAGGGTTAAATGACACAGCAAAGTTGCGCAAAATTTACAGTCTTGCCCCAAACTCTGATGTTGGTCAATCAATTTTAAAACGCCTTGAGTTAGAGGCTGGTCGTCGTGCGGAAACAGGCTTTAACATTGACTTGCAGAAGGCTGTGCTTGACAACCCAGCATTGGTGATCAATGACCCGAACTACAAAGGTATTCCAACTTCGCCAGAGTCATCGGCAAAGTTTGTGAACATGGTGAATTCGGCAATCCCACCAAGCGTAAGACCAGAGGAATGGAGCGCTATGGGGTTTTCTGCCAAACAAAACGCAATTGCCAAATACCAAGACGAAAAAATCAAGCAAGGTATGGGCGAGGGCGAGAAGTTTGGTGTTGATGCTGGACGAGCACATGATGTCTTGGATAGTCTTGCTGATTTGCGTCAGTTGGCTACAGACAAGAGTTTGCAACCAGTATTTTCAGTTGCTTTGAACGGTGACATATTCTCTATGCTTCGTGCGTATATGGATAAAAACCCCGGCAATGCAGGCAATGCAATTGAAGGCGTCGTGGCGGCGGCAATGAAGAATATTCAGAACCCAGACAATGCTACACGCGCCAAGGTTGATAAGCTAATTAAAAACATTTATGCACTTGAGATGCGTTTGCGTGGATCCACTATCAATCCAACAGATGCGACAGCTACTTTGATTTCTGCATCTTCACCAAGCTTGGCTAATTCTCAAGGCGGCTTTGTTGGAATTCTCGACCAATTGGCATTGGGTGCAAGCCGTGACATTGGAGTATCTAAGCTGTACCAAGAGTTGCGTAGCAAAGGCATGAATGTTAGTGACGCTCAGTTCACTTCAACCATGGAAAACTATCGCAAACAGATGCGTGACTTGTCTCGCCAATACGCTACTCAATATCCAGATGATAAGTTTCCTGAATGGTATGGTATACGTAATCAATCTGCTACTCCTGCGCCAGCAGGTTCTGCTCCAAAGCCAAGTGCTCCTGCGGCGGCTACCTCGGCACAACCGCCTGCTGGTAGCACATGGGAACAGTTGCAAGCGTGGAAAAAAAGTCAGGCTCAGAAACCATAATGCAAAAGGTATGACATGGACATTTCCAAACTAACGCCTCAGCAACGAGAACTTGCTTTTAAAATTGGTGAGCGTTCCGCTAAAAGAGGTTTGAATCCTGATTTCATATTGCCTATGGTTATGCAAGAAAGCAGTTTTGACCATAGCAAAGTATCGCCCCAAGGTGCAAAGGGAGTTATGCAAATCACGGACGATACAGCACGGCTCTACAAATGCGATGACCCAACAAACCTTGATAAAAACATAGATTGTGGATTGAACATTATTCAAGATCTGGTTTCCAAAAAAAACATTGGAAATGATCCATACAAAGTGTTGGCAGGTTATCACTCGGGTGAGCCTGAGGCGGCTACGTTTTTGAAGACTGGCAACATTGACGATCTTGGCCCAAATGCCAAACAGCATTTGTGGGACGTGTCTCAACGTTATGGTGCTGAGTTGCCAAATGTGCTGGGCGGACAACAGCCAGAAAAAGATTCTGCGCCAGCCGTTCCAGCGTTGCCTGTAACGGACAATCCTGAAAACAAAGCCTCTCAACCAAGTATTGCTCCTCCTGATCAGGTTCCCCCACCAGCACAGCTTAATCCATTGTTTGGGATAATCCCCGGCGCTCAATATGGTGCTGGTGCTGGTACTGCATTGGCTCTTGCAGACGCCAAATTTAATGCGGCATCTGGTTTCAAAGATGCTTATGATGCATTGCTTGGAAGAAGCGCTCCTGCGCCTGTTGTGCCCCCAACGGCTACCGTAGCCCCACCAATAGCTCCTGCGCCCGTTGTAGAGCCTGTTCCGACCTCTACAGCGCCTAAGCATGGTGGACAGAACTGGGTGAAAAGCCTAACCAATGTAGATCTGCCAGCCGCACAAATGAGCAAAACAGATTTGGATTTGGCTAAAGGCATGCAAAAAGCTGTTGGGATTGGTGGAGAGCAAGGTTTTACTGGTGGAAAAATCACTCAGGGTGGTGTGATTATTAACCCTCAAACAGCTTCTGCAATTGATGCCAAAACAACTGAAGCACAGAAATTTGCTGATCGAGTGCGTTTAATGAGAGAGGCAAGGGCAAGAATTGCCGCTCAAGCCGCTGAACAATCTAAAGCCGCAGAAGCCGCTATGTTGGCTCGTGGTGAAGGTCAAGCCGTACAAGCGGCAACACACGCTCCAACTTCATCGCCTTTAGCGCAATATTTAAAGCGTGTGGCTAGTTTCCCAATTAAGGGAGCTTTAGCTGGCGCTGGTGCTGGTTTTAGTGCAATAGATGCGCTAAACAGATTCAACCAAAAAGACGAAAAGGGTAACAGGGATATATCAGGTGCCGTACTTTCTGGTCTTGGTGGTGCGGCTGGTGTTGCGGCACCGTTTGTGGCTTCTATGGGCGCTTTACCTGCCGCTTCAATTGCTTTACCTTTGTACTTGTCGGCTGAAGATCGAATTAAATATTTGAAAAAGCACCCAGAAGCTCAACAGTTAGTGGAAGACGAATATGACCCTATGGGCAATCGTCAGCGTTGACTTTTCCAAAGTAGGAAAAGAAACCAAAAAATCCAAGATTTGAGGATCGCTAATATTGCCACCACAAATAAAACAAATGCAAAGTCCATAATGAAGACCCCCACCGCCAAGTGGGGGTTTTTGTTTATTGTTGTGAGCGAACTTGCTCAATACGTTGTGCAACCAAATGATTGACTGAACGTGCGATGTCTATGCACTTGTCGCGTTCTTGCTTCTCAATGGCTGGTGTTGCGGCTTTCACAAACGCTTCTGCCAAAGTGACTAAATCCTCCTCAAGGAAGTTGTAGTTCTCTTCAAGCATGATGTTCATAAAAGCTTCTGTGACTTGCTCTTTGGTGATCATGCTTGCTCCAATGCAAGTTTCTCTGCGGCTTTCTTAGCCTTGTACCTTTTCATGTACTCGCGTTGTTTAGCCTTTTGAGCGGCGGTCAATGGTTTCTTTGGTTTTTTAGGTTTGTTCGAGGCAATTTGAAATAGCGTATCAACCTTGGCCTCCAAAGAACGAACTTTTGCTTCCCAAAAGATTACCCTCGATTCCAACTTGTTTAATGCTTCAGAAAATGAAGTCAACCCTTTGATCTGGTCAAACAGATACTTTTTCTCTTCGTTTGAAATAAACATATCACTCTCCAAATTTGTTTTTAAGTTTCCAAAATGTCAGCAAAGCTTGGAACATTGCCCAACCGCGCTGAAGCTCTTCCTCTGACCACTCGTGAATCTTGATCAAACCGTGGTTAGAAGCTGATGCAAAGACGTTTGCGCAACGTGCATTGGGTAACCCCAAGCCGACGCGATAAGCCGCCAACTGCATGAGATTTTCATCGTATGCAGGGATGTCATCGTCAACGTCAAACTCTTTGGTCTTAGCGTCCAAGACAATCCCCAATGGCGCGTTGTCGTCAGGACGTGTGAACAAGTCAGTTTTCCCGCCAAACCCCAACTCATGAGAGAACGATACTTCCGTCTCCCAATTTTGGAATGGGTGAGTCTTGAAATGATTGAACACAGACTCTTCAAAAGCTTTAGCGATTATGTCGTGCTCCACAGGGCGCACACCTGCGTACCATCCCTCAATGGACTCGTGGATGCGTGTGCCACGTTCTGCGGCGCGTTTCCCAGTCTCTTTGGAGTCGGCTACCACGCGAGCGATGAACTCTTTCTCAGTCTCGCCTTCGACCTTTGGCAAGGTGAGAGCCGCCAACAGAAGTTGTTCGTTCTTCCAGACGTCAAGGCCGGGCTTGGCGGCGATCTTCATCACCGTTGTAACCGACGGTACCAAGTTCATCTTTCGAGCGTCCCTGAGGGTCGTAGGACGGTCTGAGCCATCCTTCGCCGGCACAGTGTACTGAGGCTTACCGTTGTCAGCACGATACCAATGCACAGACTCCGCCGATCTAGCAATGATTGTTGTCATGTCGTTTCCTTAAAAGGGGATGTCGTCGTCTTCTTCAAAAGCGGGTGCCTTAGAAGCTTGTTGTGGAGTTGCTTTACCTTGAAGTTTTTCCCACTCAGGTGAAGCCATGATTTTCTTCTTGAGGTTATCGCTGAAGCTTTGAAACATCGCCATGTCAGGTTCAGCCAAGGTGAACATTTCATTGGTGTTGATTGCGTCAGGAAGTCCTGCGTTCTTGATGACTGCGGGGACGGGTGAGACGCCTGCGACGTTCACGTACATTTTGTTGTCTGATCCCGCCTTCTCGATCACGTTCAACATGCACCACGCGCCAAGCACGTTTTTAAGGTCAAAGCGACGCATTTCTTCTTGGGTGAAGGGCTTACCCCTCCAAGACTGCAAATCGGCTCTAAGGTTCGCTTTCTCTGCCCATGAGAACGTGTAGTTCTTGAACATCGCGAATGGGCGACCATCCTTCATCTTGATGGGTGTACCGTCATCGTCCACGCCGTGAATTTCCCATCCAAGCATGATTTTGTGAAGGAGTTTGCTGACCCCCATGTACTCTGACTTCTGAGTACCAAGGTCAATGATTCGATAGCAACGTGCTAGATGCATACCTGAGGGTGTAGATTCGAACGAACCACCCTTGTCTTCTACGATAAAACTGCTCATTAGATTCTCCAAATAAAAACGTCCAAAAGGACAACAAACGCGCCGATAGCGCAAATAATCAATAACACTTTGTCTTCAAGGTCGTAACCCATAATTTCTCCTAAAACGTCAACATTGACGCATTCGCACTATAACACAGAATTAAAGACTCAACACAATCTTTTTTTCTTGCTCTATAACGCGAAGTTACGATATAGTGTTTTGCATGACACTCACAGAATACTTTTCAACAGAACCAAGGGGAGCTAAGTCTGAGATGGCGGAGCACCTTCGCATATCTCCGACGTGGTTATCCTTGATCATGAACGGAAGTCGAAAGGCTTCACCTGAGCTATCCCTGAGGATTGAGCAAGCGACACAAGGTTTGGTTAAACGAACTGAGTTGCGCCCAGATATTTTCTTGTGATACAGTAAACCCAATTGCTTGGCGGCAATCCTTGAGTAAGCCCTAGACGGGACTCTGCTGGTACTCACCAGTCCGCCAACATCGAAAGATGAGAGTTCCGCCTAGGGCTTTTTTTATCCTTTGGAGCAATTATGAAATATAAGCAACACCCTCTTAGCTCTGCATTTCCAGCAATGACCGCACAAGAGTTTCAAGAACTCAAAGACAGCATTGAAGTTAACGGAGTATTAAACCCAATCACCATTTACGAAGGCATGGTCATCGATGGATGGCATCGCTACAAGGCGGCTAATGAGTTGATGGTTGATTTTGTCGAAATGGATTTGGACGAGTCAATCGACCCCAAAGACTTTGTCCTAGCACAGAAC